TGATAGTTTCATAGAATATATTAGAGAAGATAAATCTAGTTATAAAACTAGTTCACAAGCTGGTTTTATAGATTTAGATAATAATTTCTTACTAGGTGATAGTGGTGGATTTTTATTTAATATGGATTTTGATTTTATCAATACTCAATTATTTACAGAAGTTGCTAGATTTTATGATAAATATGGTAGATATACTCATTTTGAAGTTGATAGTCCTGAGTGGAATAGATTTAGAGAAAGAGAAGAATATAGAAGGAGATTTGGATTAACTATGCCTTGTAAATTAAAAAATGGTAAGATTGAGAATTTACATATAACAGGTAAACATTATAACTTTTTAAATTATGGTAGAATAATAAGTATAGATGAGGATAGTATAAATACTAAAGTATCTACTGCTGATAAAAGTGAGAGCTTTCCTAGATTCTTTGGTAGTCAATATTGGTATTATCAATCTAAAGAATTTGCTAGGAATAATGGTTATAATATGATTGTTGGTAAGTCTAGACGAGGTGGATTTAGTTATATGGAAGGTATTGATAGTGCTGATACAATTAATTTAGAACCTAATACAATTATAGTTCATGCTGCATATCTTAGTGAATATGTTACTACAGGTAGAGCAATATCTAAGATGGCTCAAAATCAATTGAATTTTTATGAGAAACATACTCCTTTTATTAGAGGAGGATTTAATAAAGATGGTAGTCCTAGAGGATTATTAAAGAAAACAGTAGATGAATTAGAAGTAGGATTTAAAGAAGCAGATGGTACAGAAGCAGGTTATCTCAGTATGATATTAGCAGTGAGTGCTAAAGATAATCCAGATGTTACAATGGGTAAAGACTGTAGAGATATAAAGTTAGAAGAGTTAAGTAACTTTCCTAATTTAGAGAAGACATTAGATATATCTGAACCTACTACAAGAGCAGGTTCATATAAAACAGGAACTATAACTGGATTTGGAACTGGTGGTTCTAGAGAAGGTAATTGGATTCAATTTGAAAAATTATTTTATAACCCTGAACTATATAAATTTATGCCTTTTGAAAATGTATGGGATAAAGATAGTAGGCATAAAGTATGTGGATTCTTTAAACCTTATTGGACTTCATTGGAAGGTGTAGATGAGTTTGGTAACTTTGCTATGGATAAAGATGGTAATAGCAATTATGAAGTAGCAATAAGAATATCTGATGCTGAAAGAGAAGCTAAGAGATTAGCTGATACAACAGAAGATTCCTATGCTATTCATTGTGCCATGAATGCTAATTATCCTTCTGAATCATTTAGTACAGGTATTGAGAATCTATTTAGTAGTCCTGATTTAAATACTCATATAAATAATATAAGAAACAATCCTGATTTCAAATGGTATAGAGATGGTATGTTAGTTAAAGATGATAAAGGAATTATATTATTTAAAACTAATGAGGTTCTTAAATTAGATGGAACTAAAATACATCAATTTATTGAAAATGTACCTTTTAGAAAAGGGGATGATATACATGGATGTATTAGAGAGTTTTTTCCTCCATATACATTAAGTGAAGAAGGTGATAGAATACCTAATGATTTATATTATGTATGCTATGACCCTGTTGGAATAGATAAGAAAATTAAGGAAGTTACTACTAAGAACTCTCTTAATTCAATATATGTTATAATGTATCCTAATAATATATCTAATAGTCCAGGTGATATAATATGTGCAAGTTATGTTGGTAGGACTGAACAGATGGATGATGTAGATAGAATTGCATTATTGTTGTGCGAAAGATATAATGCTAAGATGTTAGTTGAAACTAATAGAGGTGTTACTGTAGCTAATTTTAGAAGATGGGGTATGCTAAAATGGTTATACAGAAATCCTATGAGTATTATAACAGAAAAACTTAAAGAGAATATGAATGCTGATTATGGTATAGATATTAGTGGAAAAGAGATGTCAGATAATGGAGCACTTTATTTAAAAGATTGGCTATATAGTCCTGTTGGAGTAGATGATAAAACTGGTAAAATAAGATATATATTTCATTATATATATGATGTACCTACTTTATTAGAAATACAAAAGTTTAGTTCACAAGGTAACTATGATAGAGTTAAATCATTAGAAGTTGCTATGTATCAAAGAATGGCTTATAAGACTAAAAATATTAAAGCTAAGATTAAGACTGCTGGAATGACCACAATAAAGTCTCTTGGTTTATATGGTTATAATCAATATAAAAACTAAGATATATGTTTACATACGAACCTAAACATAGAGTTCCATCTGCTGATAAACAAAAGCAAGAATGGTATAAACCTATGTGTGATTTCATTATTAATAAAGCAATAGCTATTAATGATAAAGAACTTACAGCAAGAAATATAGAAGCTGCAAATGGTATTATAGATGCTAAGACATTTGAATATGTAGTTAGTCCTTTAAAGAAAAGGGATGGTATAGGAGATATAGCTGATTATCTTCCTGGTAAGATAAGAGATGTTGATTTTATAACTCCTATTAAAGAAAATAGTATAGGAGAATATATGCAACTACCATATACTTTTCATGTTAAAGTTAATAATGGAGATGCAATTTTATTAAGAGATAAGAAACTTCAAGAAACTATATTTCCTAAGCTGCAGGAAGCATTTATAGCTCTGATTAAGCAAACTCAACAGCAAGCACAACAGCAGAAACAACAGCCTCAAATGCCAGATTTCAAAGCATTTGCAGATGATTTTATTAAAAAGTATATTGATGATAGAGCTATAAGAGGACAAAAGAGAATCAATTTACTTAATGATATTAATAATTTTGAGTTTAAGCGTATGCTTGGATTCTTTTATTGGTGGGCTACAGAAGAATACTATACATATAGGTATATAGTCAATGACCAAGTATATACTGATATTATTAATCCTCTAGAGGGATTTCCTATAGATAATGGTGAGGAGTATGTAGAAGATATGGATGGATTTTTATGGATTAGTAGAATATCAATAAATGAATTTATAGATAAGCATAGACATGAAATAGACCCTAAAGATTGGGATTATATAGATAGTCTTATTACTAGAGGTAATGTAGATGGCCCAATTACAGTTCCTATATCTTTATTACATACTAGATATGGAGAATCTTTTGAAAAGTTTATGGGTAATAGAATTGAAGGCAAGACTGAATTTGATTTAATAGATAATAATAGACTTATAACTAGATATATTGCTTGTTATAAAACTGAGAAACTAATTAAGATACTCACCTATTTAAATGCAATGGGTGAGATAACAACTAAGACTGTAGATGAAACTTATATACTTAATCCTGAACTAGGAGATATTAAGATTGAAGAAGAATGGATTAATGAGTTCTATATACAAAAGAGATTTGGTGATGATAGAGCAGGAGTATATACTAAACCTCAACCATGTTTAGTACAACGTAGAGACCCTAATAATAAGAGTATTTGCAAAAGTCCTTTTGGAGGTAAAAAAGGTATAATGAATGGTATGGCTATTAATCCTATACCTCATAGACTTATACCTTATTTAGTATTATATAGGATTATGACACTTCATATTGAAAGAACTATAGCTAAATTTAAAGCTGCTATAATACTTATTCCTAAAATGCTACTTAATGACGATGCAGCAGGAACTATAGTTGATAAATGGACTCAAATGCTTGCTGATAATTCATTAGTTTATGATGATAGTGAGGTTGATTTTAATACAATAGCTCAAGGTGTAAGAGAAATAGGTGTTACACAAGCTCAGTCAATAGAAAGCTGAGGCTCAAGAGATATCTCATATGAGCGATGCTAGAGTTGGTGAAGCACCTGCCAGTGGAACTGCTACAACTAATCAACAGAATTTAGCAATGGCTAGATTAGGTAGTGCATTAATGATATATGTATTTAATGAAGCATTACGTAGAGAACATCAAGCTGATTTAGAATGGAGTAAAGTAGCATGGATAGATGGTACAGCAGGTAGTTATATAGATAAAATTTTACATGATACTACATTTGTTAAAATAGAACCTGGTGAAGATTATGATACTAATTGGGGAGTATATGTTACTAATAGTAAATTAGATAATGAGAAACTTGAACAATTATCTAAGATTGCTTTTGCTGCTGCACAGAATGATAGAACTGGATTAGCTGCTAAAATAATAGCTATTGATAATATCCCTGAATTATGTAAGATATTAGATGAATATGAAAAGACTACTAGAGAATTTGAATCTAGTATGAAAGATAAAGATACTCAAAAAGAAGAAGTATCTCAACAGCATGAAGATGAAAGATTAAAAGCCACACTTGAAAATAAGATTGAATTAGCTAATATTAAAGAAGCTGGAGCTAAAGATAGAGAAATGATAAAAGCTATATCATCTAGTAAAGATGGTGAGGGCAAAGAAGATTTAGATAAATATGTAAAACTTGAAGAAGATAAATTAGAGTTACAAAAAAGGGAGTTAGCTCTAAAAGAGCATGATGTAAATGAGAAGCATAGAATTAATGAAAAGAAAGTAGATAAAGTTCCTGTAATTCAAGACTAATTTGCATTGTAACAAGATTACATTATATATGTTATCACAGGAATTGTTTATAAAATTGTTTATAAGTATAATGAATAGACTGTCAAACAAAGGATATTATACTTATCTTTGCAAACTAACTGATTTAATAACAGATAATAAATAATAATATGCCAGAAGAAGTTAAAAAAATAGTATTACCTATTGGTAATGAAGGTAAAGAAAATACAGTTATAACTCCTACAGAAGGAGATAAAACTAATATAACCACAGATTTAGTTATTGGTAAAGATACTTTTAAAGTTAATACAGAATGAAATGCTATT